GGGGATAATGTTTTGGTTATAGGTAATCCTCCTTTTGGGATTGGGGAGAAGGAAGCAGTTAAGTTCTTCAATCATGCTTGTGAATTTGCAGATGTTATTGCTTTTATTGTCCCAAGAACATTCAAAAGAGTTTCCATACAAAACAGATTGCATATGAATTTTCATTTGGTATACACAGAAGACATCCCGATAGGGAGTTTTGATCCTCTCACGATGAAAGCTAAATGTGTTTATCAGATATGGGTAAAGAGAGCATCAAGTAGAAGTAAAGTAATATTAGATACAACTCATCAGGATTTTGAATTTGTAGATAACATAGAGTATGCTAACATTGCTGTAAAAGCTTATGGGGGTACGGGGGATTGTGGGAAAATAGAAACTTCTTTCAAAGATTTAAACCCAAAGGCATACCATTTTATTAAGTGCACAGAAACGATTGCCAAGAACTTTAGACATTTGGAGTATTACCCGTTAGCTTCTGATACAGTCAGGCAGGATAGTATTGGGCAGAAAGAACTAATTTTCTTATATAAAAAATACAAGGAGGATAATTATTGAATTGGGAAGAATACAGTAAAAAGTGTGAGAGAACACTTTGCTATAAAAGAGACGAGGAAAAGATTGTTTGTAGTACTTTAGAAATAATAGACGAGATAGCAGAGTTCCTTGAACATTTTCAGGGGGGAAGTGATTCTAAATTACTAAACTTAGAGCTAGGGGATATTACGTACGGTATGGCAATTTTAGCTAATCAATACGGGATTACGTTAAAAGAGCTAAAATCGCCATATGCACCTATAAACAAAATGACATCAAGTGTTTATTCTAATCTTATTGATGATGGTCTCATGTGTGCAGGGCTATTAGCAGGAGTGATGAAGAAGACTATTAGAGATGATAACTATGTACTAACTGATACCAAGAACAGAAAGGAGAAATTTACTTTTTATATGAGCAGCCTCTATACTTACATTATAGATTATTGTGATATTCATAAAGTGAACTTTTCTGACATTCTCTCTTGGAATGTAGAGAAACTAGCAGATAGACAGAAACGTAATGTTATCCAAGGGGATGGTGATCTGAGATGAAATTGGATGACATAATAATTATTACAGATCCAGCTAGAAGTCTTGTTCAAGATAATGCTAAATTATATAATAATGAACTTTTAATTGCAACAATCACATGTGGGAATTTAGATGATGCTGTATGGGGGGAAGGAGAAAATATGAATAAGTACAAAGAGGACCCAACGGAGGTAGATCTCTTTAATCTGCACATCGAGTTTCGTGATCAGGCGAAGTTGAAGAGGGAAGCTCTAGATGCGGATGCAGAGATAAAGGATGAACTCACAAGAAAAAAAGCTTACATTAAGTATCGTGCAGGGCAGGTAGCTCTATCATACCACACAGGACAAAAAACTCTAATGGACGGGGAAGATAAGCCAATCAAAAAGCCTACTGGACCTGCTATTAAATCTGCTGTGGAAGCTGATGAAGAGCTGTACAAATTGGAAGAAGAGGCTAATGGTCTTCAAAAAAAATTAGATATATCTACAAATTATTCATCTGCTATATCGGACAAGAAGTATGCAATCCAAGGAGAGATCTCTCTGTGGTTAGGTCAATACTATGCTGATCCTGTAGATGTAAGTAGAAAAGGAGGGGACTACGTAAGAGAAATTACAGAAATCAAAGAAAAGATGGAAGCATCAGAGGAAAGAACAGAGATAAAAAAACGAAGGAAACGAAGGTCAGAAACAGATGAATAAGAGGGGTTATGCGATACATCCTTTTAAAGGGCAAAGCACAAATGTAGAAGCAAAATTCGTTGCTGATAGAGAAGGTATTCTTTACTTTTATGATAAAGAAGATCAGAGTGACATAGATCAGCCAATTGCAATGTTTAACAAAACCGAAGTAAAAATTATTAGAAAAAGAGAAGAGGAAAAGTAAAAATGGGAAAACCAAACGACAGAAAAGAAAGATTAGCAGCAAAGCAGAAAAGAGATGTAGATAAGAAGACTGGTGGGAATTTTAGAGTATTAGATATGACTGATCATCCTGATGTAACTTGGGTTAAACCAGAATTAGATGTAGACTATGCTTTTGATATCATGCCCTACAAAGTGACAAGTAAGAAACATCCTGAATATGAAGCACTTAAAGAGGATGATTGGATGGAGGACTACAAACTGGATCTCTATGTCCACAAGAGTGTAGGACCTTCTAATAAAAACATGGTGTGTCCTAATAAAAACTATGGGAAAGCATGTCCAATTTGTGAAGAGCATGATCGACTAAAAGAGGAAGAGGGATTAGATTGGAAAGATGATAAACTTTATGCCCTCCGCCCAAAGAATAGATCATTCTTTAACGTAATTGATCTAGAAGATAAAAGTACGCTTAAGATCTTCGAACACTCTTATGGTTGGTTCACAAAAAATCTTCTTGCCCAGATTAAAAGAAAGTCTAAGAAGAGAGAGTATCTGCTTGGTGATATTTCTGAGGATGGGGTTACTATAGAATTCCAATTTGAGAAAAGCACCTACAACGGGAAGACGTTCCCAGGAGAAGTAAAATCCTTTTCTTTTGAAGAGAGAGATACTGGATATACCGATGAAGATATTGAAAATGCACCAAAACTTGATACTATGGTGAAACTTTCTACTTATGAAGAAATCAGCAATGTTTTCTTTGGGGAAGAGGATAGTGAGGATAGTGACGATAGTAAGGACACATCTGATGAAGCTTCTAAAGAAGAGCCAGAAAAGAAGTCATCTAGACGGGAACATTCTAAAGAGAAAGAAGAGGAAACAGAACCAGTATGCCCAGCAGACTTAACGTTTGGAGAAGATATTGATGTTAAAGGATGTCTTGAGGATTGTAAGTTCTATGATGAGTGTGACAAAAAATATGAGGAAACTCATAAGTAATTAACAAGGGAGGGGATTATTCCTCTCCCTTTCAAGGAGTAGGTATGGCACTTAGTATAGAAGAGAAGGAAAAGATCTTGGAAAGTAAGAAGAATAAAAAGAGCAGAAAGTTAGTGATTAAGAAAAAAATACCAACAGGAATATGTTTATTGGATATTGCTATGGAGGGGGGATGGGATATTGGTGGTGTATCTCAAATCTTCGCCGATTCAAAAGGTGGAAAAACGCAGTTTGCCGTAGAGTTACTTTATCAGGCAATGATTAAATATGGTGGGAAGAAAACCAAGTATAGATATAATGATGCAGAAGCAGGGTTGTCTTTTGACACAGAAGAAAGATACGGGTATCCTTTAGTTGGTACAAAGCACCATGTTCACATACCAGTAATTGAATCTGTCAAGTCAGATCTGCTTGAGTTCTGTGATACTGTTGACCCAGGGAAGGATGAAGTTGGTGTTTATATTACTGACAGTCAAGATCAGCTCTATTCTTTGGCTGATAAAGGTCGTACTGATGAGCAGAGAAAGAAGTATAAGAAAGATGGAGAAGCTAAAGACATTGGGACATATGGGGATCGTGCTAAGAAATTAGGTGAGCTTTGGAGAGAAGTTACTATTCCTTGTTATGAGCATAATGTACATGCTCTAATCATATCTCAAATTAGAGATAACCTAAATGCAGGTTTATTTGGGAAAAAGCATATTGTATCTGGAGGACACTCAAGTAAGTTTACAGCAAGTAAACGTTTTGAGATATCTCGTGTTTGTGATATAGGTCCAAAAGATCGTCCCTATGGGTACAGAGTAAAAGTTTTCTTAGATAAGACCCGAACTAAGTATGAGAAGAGGAAGATCTTTGTAGATGTGATGACAGACACTGGGTTTGATAATGTTAGAAGCAACATACTTTTTGTGTATGACCTTATGGATGAGTATGGTAAAGATATTCCAGCTAAAATGAATGCCTTAAAATGGAATCCAACTTATGATCCCTATACAGCTTCTGAAAGTGATGGTGTTTCTAATGAAGAGTATAAAACTTTCTGTGCAGAGAATGGTATAGAGGATGCTATCAAGGAAGAGTTTCAAAGTATACGTGTGGCAAACATCAAAAAGTACATCTCCGCTCATCCAGATATAATGAGTATCTTCGTAGAAAAGTATGGGGTTATGTCTTTTAATGACTTAGTTACTTATATAGAAACAAGTAACTTAGAAGAGGAGTTAGCAAAACGGGCTAGTCTAAAATGGGACTATCTAGAAAACAAAGGTAAGCCTCAAAATAGAAAGCAACGACCTAAGATAAATATGGGGTAGGATATGAGTTACAAAGAGTATTTTGAAAGAGAATTAAAAATAATGAGAGACAATCTTGAAGGAGAAGATACCTTAATTATAGAGCCATTCATTGATGACATTCATTCTATAATTGATAAGTTCTCTAATGAGGGGCATAGTGGAGGAACAGCTCCTTATGCTTCTGGAGCTTTAGCAGAAACTATTAAACGAGTACTTTCCTTCAAACCATTGACTGGGATTATGGGGGTAGATTCTGAGTGGTTTATTCCACTTAACTACACCGATGATTGTAAATTTCAAAACAATAGATTGTCAGCATTGTTTAAAAAGACAAAGGATTCCAAACCATACTATTTAGATGCTATTGTATGGCAAGGGGAGGAGGATTGGGATACT